AGCGCAGAACGCTTCAGTACGATTGTTTGTGACATATTTAGTCTATTCTCTATGGTTATATAACAACAACGTAGTATATACTACTTCAATAAATATACTATATAAAATAAAAAACCCTTCTGAAGAAGGGTCTTTGATATTTTATTTATTTTTAATTAGAATGTACCACCGTCAATCACATTACTCATTACAAAATTAGTACCATCCCATTGTGCAATATCTCCCGCCGTTGTAGGTGCTGTTATGAAATCTAAATTACCATTTGTTGCTCTAAATGCTAATCTTTTTGAAGAACCAAATCCAGGAACATTAACGGATGCAGTTACTGCTGATGCACTAATAGGAATGTTTGCAGTCCATGCATTTGGTGTTGAATCGTAAGTAAATTTAGCGTTTGCACCTAAAATTTCGATACCGGCACCATTTGCTGTTGCTGCGTTTGTAGAACCACTAGCCAATGAAATTAAATAATCTTCTACTACTACTTGTGAAGTATTTAAAGTTACCGTATTACCTTGTACAACTAAATCACCACCGACTGTTAAGTTATGTGTTGTTGATAAAGCTGCAAATGTTACGGTATTGCCCGTACCAACTCCCTGAATTGTTCCAGCTCCTTCTAAAGTTGTTAATCTATTATTTGCAGATTGTGTAAATGCATTTATAGATGCTGTACTTTCCTCAATTCTTGTAAATCTAGTTAATGCTGAGCCACTAAAACTATTTAAGGATGCTGTTGATGATTGAACTGCTACAAATTTCGAATCAATGGATGCAGTGTAAAGTGCTAATGTACTATTTTTTGCATCTTGTGATTGTGTATAAAGATTTAAACTTGCTGTAGATTCTTTTAATCTAGCTATTGTTAAATCTAAACTTGCAGTATACGTTTGAATTGTAGAATCTTTAGTTAATTGCGATGCAGTGAATGCATTCATTGATGCGGTATACGATGCAATTATACTATTTTTAGATTCTTGCGAACCACTAAACACTTCAAGTGCTGATACTCTAGCTCCGATAGAACCTCCACCGCCAAGTGATGTTTCAATTGTATCTAATCTACTATCAATAGATTGAGAGAATGTTGCTACATTACCAATGCCAGTTATGGATGATGCACTAATTGCACCATTTACATCCAATGCTCCGGCAATAGTTATTTTAGTTGCACCTACATTTTGAGTTATAATCGAATCACCAATATGATTTTCACCTAAAGCAACTTGAATTGAGCCGGAAGTTATACCCGCTTCATCACCAATTGTTCCGTTGTTCATTGGACCTGCTATAAGAATAGCAGAATTGTATCCTTCACCACTACCAGATGGTTGAACATACAACCAATGGTTTTTAAATGAGTCCCAAATTAATGAACCACTTACACCTGCAAATGAACCAGAATCTTGTACACTTATACCACCAAATCTAACCGATGGTGCTGCTGTATTAAGAGTAACTATGTTTGTACCAATATCAACTGCTGATGCGGTAATATTTTGTAAAGATGATGAACCTTGTACTACTAAATTATCAGTAATAAATAATGAACCGGTAATAGTTTGTGTTCCGTAGAATATATTAGAACCGGTAGTTGCTTGAGTTGCGTTTGTATTTTCAATTGCATCCAATCTACTATCAACAGATTGGGAGAATGCCGCAACATTACCAATACCATTTAAAGTAGAACCACTAATTTCACCACTTACAAATAAAGAACCGGTAACATTTGTATTACCATCTCTATTTACAATAAATCTTTTTACAAAATTACTACCATCGAAAGAAACTACTCTAAATTCACCACCTGCGTTTCTTGTATCATAAACAAATTCCGCAGTACCTCTTTGAGTAGTCGATGCATGATTATTACCCCACAATTGGAAGTATGCACCCTGAATTGCTGAACCATCATACATACCGAATAATGTAGCTGCGGTATTACTGTGAACTTGTATCTGTCCACCATTTGCTAATACAACATTACCTTGTATGGTTTGTGATGCTACAAATGTATTCGAACCAGTAGTTGCGTATGAGCCTGTAAAGGATTCTAATCCGGCAACTCTCGTACTTAATGAACTTCCCCCGCCGCCGCCACCAATTTGCGATTCAACAGCATCCAATCTACTATCAACAGATTGAGAGAAAGGTTGAATGTTACCTATTAAATTTGGAACATCATTACTTCCTTCTCCTAATAAATAAAGGGTTGCACTACCACTTGCATAGTAAGGAACACCTTTAAGCATTCCATTGTATGTACCTGCGGAAAATACATTTGGTGCATTATCTCCAATAAGGAATCTATTTACCGCCTGTACTTGTCCATTTTCAGGAACTGCAAATACAATGGATGAACCATTGTTTACTGATAGGTTACTTGAACCCGATGCTATGATTATCTCACCTTTGGATAGTGAGGCGGTGACTGCTGATAGTGCTTCTAAACTACCACGTCTGTGTTTAATTATTTGCGCCATATTTTAAGTTATTCTCCGTTGATTATAGTTATTCAATCTATAAATATAAATTTTTTTCGGATTACCACTCTCCCTGGTCTATTATATTGGATTGTGAACTTCCACTAACATATGGGTCAGTTGGTGGAACACTTCCTGTTACCAAATAAATTTGACCTGGAACGATTACATCATTTTCAAAATCATCTGTACCGGATAGATTTGTTGCATCTACAACTGCCATAGCTCCACTAACAACCAACGAATATCTATCTGCATTTTCAGTTGAAATTGTAAGATTTTTTATAGTTGAACCATCCAATTGTGATGAACCGGATATAACACCATCCGGAAACACTGCAGCTATATTATTAACAACTACATTTATAATTGATGCTGAAAGAATACTTGCAGCAGATTCACTAACCACATTATTAATAACGGATGCGGTATCTGCGCCTACAATAGCTGCGGTTTGTATAGCCGATGAACTTTCTATTTGTTTTAATCTAATTAAGTTTGCCATTTATTTAAATTTTCCTATAACATAAATATCATTCGCTGTAACTGAATCGTAATCTATGTAATCATTTAATAAAGTTATTACTACATTTCCATTTTCTTCTTTTATTGTATAGTGTCCAGGTAAATGTAAACCATACACTAAAATTTCAAAGTTTTCTGGCGATGCACCCTCCGTTCCATAATCTAAAGATGCACTATAAATTGTTAGTGAACCAAACCCAGTATTATCAAATGTATCTATTTGTTTTCGTATAGTTCTACCACTAAATTGTAAAATTTCATTATGAAAAGCTTCTATTTTATTTTTATTATTTACTAACTTTGTAGGATTGGGATTTGATTTAGTATGTGATTCAAATGATGGGGATGTAGGTACTTCTATGTTCAATAAGCTGCCTGTGATGTATAAATCATCATTTAAATTATTAGGATTTATTTTTGGTATAATCCTATTTAATTTTTTTGCGGTTGAATTAAATTGTTTAAGCATATTGTTCTATATCTCCTGTTACTTCAATATAATCATCATCGTCCAAATCAAATTCAAAACGATTTTTTATAAATTTAAAAACCAATCCATCTACTCCTTGTTCTACTATATAATCATCTGCTGAAATATATTGAGTGTTTATTACTACTCTTAATCTATTTTGTGTTGTTCTCAATTCTATTTCTCTTAATACATCAACAAATCTCCAACCTTTTGCTTCCCAAATCCAATATGTAGGATGGTTCAAATCTTTTGGTGTCAATTCAGGATCTCCTAATTTTCTACTTATTTTTTGAGTTATATCTAAAAGAGTTCTTTTCATTATACCACATCTATAAATTTACCTGTAATTGAAATTTCATCATTTGTATCAACTGTGAATCCTAAATTAGCTGCATTAAAATTTATAGTTAATGAATTTGATGTAATTGCAACCAAAAAGTGAGTTGTAAAATAATATCTAGTACCATTTATATAAACTTTAATATCATACGAATCTGGTCCTACTATAATACCACTAGTAACAACGGATGTAAGTGATGCTGGTGTTTTAATACATTTTATATTATTAAATGTAATTGTATTATTTGATACAGGATTTTCTACCTTGCTACCATTTATAGATAGGAAATCAATAAGGTCCTTATTATCATAATAAGGGGATGGTGTTGTTAAAAATCCCTCCAATCTACCACTTCCGCTTGTTACATCTACTTCGGTTGCAACCACAACTCTTTTTGTAGACATTGATTTTCTAGTAGTTAATTCTCCATCAAATTTTTCTGGTAATAAGTAAGCTTTTACATTTAAAGAAAATTCAACTCTATTAATTCTTTCTGTTCCTTCACCAACTTCATTTATTACATTAAATTCACCAACCGATGTTCTAAATTTAAACTTTTCTTTATCACCCCAATATGATGATGCAAAATTAAGCTGCTCAATTACTTCGTTCAATTGTTCTGTGTAGGATGTCCAACACATACAATCGTAATTTACTTCAACATAATCCGGCATTGCTATTCTGAAAATTTCATATTTTGGTTTTACACTTCCACCCAATGCCGTAAAACGGTCATATCTATTATCCTTTGACCACCTAGTAATAGCAGGATATGAAATATGTCTGTTTGGCATTGCCATTGTTTCATCTTTTGCAATAGATGTTCTACGAATCATTAATAAAGGTAATTGTATTTTTCCCTTCGCATCTCTGTAAACACCTTGTTTACGTGAACCATTCCATCTCTCCGAATTTCCGTAAATAACTGGAATTTTTACTGCCACACCTTTACCATCTTTTAAAGTTGGTAAAACCGTATCTTCCAAATAAGACATCATAGCATAATCTATATCAAATAGAGTTACACTTTTTTTGAGGTCGTTTTTTTCAGATTTTATTTCCTTACCTCTATTAAGGTCGGGTCTTAATGGATTTACTGACATTTATTTTTAATTTATTCTTTCTTCAATATTAAGATTCGATTTAGATACCATAAATGTAGAACAAATGATACTCCAATTTCTTCTATTATATGTTTCATTTGTTTCATCTTCTCCGCCAGGCAATCCACCTACCAATTGTATTTCATTTGTATTATCTATTTCATAATAAGCATCGTTAAAATAAATAACATCACCCACTTCAGGGTATGCATTTCTTTCTCTACAATGTTCTCTATCAAAACGAAATTCTACATTCTGATTTGTATCCGGTCCAAATCCTTCGTAATTTGGCGTTTCCGCTTCCTTACTGATTAAAACATATAATTCAACACCTCTGTGCCAAGTTTTATTCATTGCTTCTCCGTAGATATTAACTTTTGTTTCATTTATATTAATTTTATATAAAACGCAAGTTTCTTCAATTACCTTTTCGACTAATTCTCTGGCAACATTTCTTAAAAATTGTATATCTCTACCTACTAAAAATTTTGGCATATTATCCTACATATAATTTTAATGGAACTTTTCTTAACATTTCTTGTTGATGGTCTGCCTCATGTGCTTTATTTTCCATCACTTTAATTCTACTTAATTCCTCAAGGTTTTCTCTCAATTGCGTTATGAGTGCATCCTTTTCAACTTGTGCCTCTGCTCTCAATGCTGCACCATCTAATGATACTTCACCATCTGGTATTGGAACTGAATTATATTTTTCTCTAATTGCTCCCAATAGTTCTTTGGAAAGTGCGAGTGTATATTTTCTAATCCATTGTTTACCAACATCATTTATATTTGAATATTGAATAAAATCATATGGAATATCCGAATAGTCGGAAAGTGAATCAGGCTGAATAGTTTGTGAATCATGTTCGAATTCATCTCTACTCATATAATCAAAATATATCTTCGCTGGTGACCCCTTTGTTGGTACAGGAAATATTTCGATTTTATTATCTACAATATTGAATGTATGATGTGATTTTCTAATGTGGTCATTAAATTCTATATGCTGCATTCTCAATACATCCTCATATAAAGGCATCATTAAGAATTGTGCTGATGGAGAATAGTTACCAAATCCCAATTCAGAAATAAGGTTTAATGTGCCTTGAGCTCCTACCGAATATGGGTCAAAGAAACGAGTGATAGCCGGAATTGCTTCATGATATACTCTCATAACGTCAATTGTAGAACTTCCGCTAAATATATTTGCGAAGTTTTTGTTTTGTTCTAAATCAATTGAACTTGACATTAAATTATATCTTTGTACGGATTCAGTAAGTTCGATATATGCCTTTCTTATTTCCGTAGCTCCACCAACTCCTGCCAATGTTCCATATTGTTGGGACATACGGACTGCAGTTGGAAGGAATGAACCTTCTACAAGTGTTTGAGAATAATTTGATACTTTACCTTTTGGTTGTCCTTTAAGAATATCAAGGTTATTTCGAAGATTGAATTGATTTACTTGAGATGAATATTCAGAAACTGCCTCTTCAAAACATGCCCAAATTTGCTCATTATCCAATTCAATATTAACAATTGGATATCCTAATCTTTTTGCAACCCACGTTGCAGTTTTAGGTGCATCACTTCTAAAATCAGCATCGGAATCATAAAGTCCAAAAGGAGTCGCTTTTGATAAAGCTACTGATGCGGAAAATTCTGATGCTGATGAACCTGACCAATATGTGTTTACTGACATTATTTAAAAAATTTATAGAGTTATACACCTATAAATATAGAAATAAAAAAAGAGGAGTGATTTCTCACCCCTCTTTTATATTTTAAGTTTAAAACCTAACTGATTACTCAAATTAGAGAGCTTCTAAACCATCAACGATAATCTTACCGTAGAACTCTGGTCTTACGATTTTCTTAGCGTATCTAGTCATAACACCTCTTCTTGGAGTGAAGTTGGTTGGGTCATAAACTAATGGAGTCATAATCAATGGTACATATGGTGCGTAAACTGCTCCTGTTTCGAAGAAGTTAGAACCTTTGAAACCTAATAAGATTACGTTCTCTGTCATATATGGGTTTTTGT